ATATCTAACAAGCAAAAGGACTTGCTAAAAAGATACTTTACTAGTATAATCATAGTGTCGGATAATGATGATGCAGGCAGAGATATGAAAGAGAAGCTAAGAATGTCTCTTGGTAGTATCGTAATACAAGGTGATCTACCTTCTCATATCAAAGACGTATCTGATTTAGATGATGAACAACTAGGTTCATTTATAGAACAGTTCAACAACGAAATACATTACATATTACAATAGGAGAAATATATGAGCATTATTAAAGGGCTAAAGAACATCGAAGCTGTTATTGATAAGCCCAGGAATTCAGGAACAGGAGCAAAGGTACGCTGGCTAAAGCTTGATGATGGTCAGAGTGTTAAGATCCGTTTTGTAAACGAGATTGATGAAGATTCTAAGTTTTATAACGAGGATCGCGGTCTAGCGATTGTTGTCAATGAGCACACCAATCCAAAGGACTACAAGCGCAAGGCAGTATGCACCATGGATGATGAGGGACGCTGCTTTGGCTGTGAAATGCACCGCAAGGATATGAAGGCTGGTTGGAGGCCACGCTTGCGCTTCTACACCAATGTTTTGGTTGATGATGGTATCGAAGACCCATATGTCGCAGTATGGAGTATGGGTGTTGCAAAGTCTGCAACATTTGCTACCATCCGTGAATACGCTATGGATGCTGATGGTGTCACGAACATGACATGGAAGCTAAAGCGCAATGGTATGGGTACAGAAACCAACTACACCCTTATTCCAGGTGCATCAGATTCTGATGATTTTGATTGGTCAACTACTGAGGCATTCCCCCTGGAGTCTGCGATTAGACAGGTTCCTTATGTTGATCAAGAGGGCTTTTATCTTGGATTTGATAATCCAGCAACGTCAACTACGGTTGATTGGTAAGCCTTGAATTACGCACCACTTCACGTTCATTCACATTACAGCCTTATGGACGGGGTTGCCACCCCAGAGGAGTATGCCAATCGTGCTGCTTCTCTGGGGATGCCAGCCCTAGCCATTACCGATCATGGCGTGCTGTCTGGACATAGGCCAATGTATCGTGCCTGTAAAGAGCAGGGTGTCAAACCCATTCTTGGAGTAGAAGGATACATTACTGCTGATCGTTTTGATAAGCGTGATAAGACAGAACGAACTACGCCTCTAGATCTTATCTACAATCACATCGTAATCCTTGCCAAAGATCCTCAAGGTTTGCAGAACCTCAATACTCTTAATGAGATTGGTTGGACAGAGGGATTTTACAAGAAGCCGCGAATTGACTTTGAGGTTCTTGACAAGTACGGTGACGGACTTATTGTTTCTTCTGCCTGCATGTCGGGGCTTATCAACAAGGCTATTGAGGTAGATGATTATGCTGTCGCCAAGAACCATATCAAGTGGTTTATGGATCGCTTTGGCGATGACTTTTATGTAGAACTCATGCCACACAATGTTGCTGGCATGAATACAGAGCTTTACAATCTTGCTAATGAAATGGGTGCTAAGTGCATCGTTACTCCTGACTGTCATCATTGCACGACAGACCAAAAGGTAATTCAAGAAATGATGCTTGCACTCAACACACATGCCAAGATACAAAAAGACGTTAGCTATGATAAGTCTGCCAAAATACCCGACTTGATGAAGCGTCTTGACTATCTTTATGGTGAAGATCGTCCTATGTCCTTTAGGTCTTTTGATATTCATCTTCTCTCATACGAAGAGATGCGAGAGGGTATGGAAAAGGAGCAAGAGTTTGACGATAGCATTTATGCTAACACTCTTGAGATTGCAGAAAAAGTAGAGGACTATAAACTAAAGAGTAACCTCAACCTTCTTCCCATCAAGGTAAAGAATCCCGAAGACGAGTTGAGAAACCTTGTTATGGAGGGTCTTAAGTCTAGGGGACTAGACAAGAATGAAGAATATCTAGCCAGGGTAGATGAAGAACTGTCTATCATTAATGACAAAGAATTCGCACCCTACTTCCTTGTGGTTCGTAATATGATCTCCTGGTCAAAGGATCAGGATATTATGGTGGGGCCAGGGCGAGGGTCTGCTGCTGGATCTTTAGTTTGTTATGCATTAGGGATTACAGAAGTAGACCCAATCAAGTATGGACTATTGTTCTTCCGATTTATTAATCCAGAACGAAATGACTTCCCCGATATTGATACAGATATTCAAGATAGCCGTCGTGAAGAAGTCAAGGAGTACCTAGAAAGGGAATATAAGAATGTAGCATCTATTGCTACGTTTCTCATGTTTAAGGACAAGGGAGTTGTCAGGGACGTTGCTAGAGCCTTGCATGTGCCCTTGCCAGATGTGAACAGGGCATTGAAGCTTGTTGATACATGGGAAGATTTTGCTAATTCTAAGACCACAGAATGGTTTAGGGATAAGTATCCCGATGTTGTTACTTATGCAGAGCAGTTGCGTGGTCGCATTCGTGGTACAGGTGTCCATGCTGCTGGTGTTGTAACGGCTAAAGATGCTATTCATAAGTACGCACCCATGGAGACAAGATCTATTACAGGAACAAAGACTCGTATTCCTGTGGTGGCTGTTGATATGGATGAAGCAGCAGACATTGGACTAATCAAGATTGATGCACTTGGTCTTAAGACTCTTAGTGTTATTCAAGATACTCTTAGAACGATCAAGGAGAGAAGTGGTATAGACATTGATCTTTCTAGCATTGACCTTGAAGATAAGCATGTATATACAATGCTAAGCGATGGTCACACAAAGGGAGTGTTCCAATGTGAGGCAACACCGTACACCAATCTTCTTGTCAAGATGGGTGTAAAGAACTTTGATGAACTCGTTGCCTCTAACGCACTTGTTCGTCCTGGTGCTATGAATACTATTGGAAAGGAATACATTGCTAGAAAAAGCGGTAGAAATATTGTGGAGTATCCTCATTCAGTAATGAGGCCGTTCCTTGAAGACACCTATGGTCAAATTCTTTACCAAGAGCAGGTTATGCAGGCGTGTACAACTATCGGTGGCATGACCTTTGCAGAGGCTGACAAGGTTCGTAAGATCATTGGTAAGAAGAAAGATGCCAAAGAGTTTGATGTGTTTAAAGATAAGTTTATTAAAAATGCATCAGCATATCTTAGCCCATTCCAGGCAGAGAATATGTGGCATGACTTTGAAGCACATGCGGGATACTCATTTAATAAGTCTCACGCCGTTGCATATTCCATGCTTTCGTATTGGACGGCATGGCTCAAGTTCTACTATCCTATTGAGTTTATGTATTCAGTCCTGAGCAATGAGAAAGACAAGGATTCTAGAACAGAGTATTTGATTGAGGCCAAGCGTATGGGTATTCCTTTGAGACTACCCCATGTCAATGAATCACAGGTTGATTTCTCTATTGAAGGAAAGGCAATCAGATTTGGTTTGACTTCTATTAAGTGGATATCAAACAAGGTTGCTGAAAACATTATCAAGCTTCGTCCATTCAATTCCTACAAGGAAGTAAGGGATGCTGCGTTTGCCAAGGGTAGTGGAATCAATAGCAGAGCAGTAGAGGCTATGAATGCTATTGGTGCTTTGACCTTTGACGATAATCCACGGGATGAAAAGAAGGTAAGAGAAAACCTTTACGAATATCTTAACCTACCAGAATTCAACATAAATGTTCCTAATCATTACTATGCATATATTGACAACTCTGAGGACTTTGAGGAAGACAAGTCTCACATTCTCATGGGAGTTGTCAAGAATATCAAGAGGGGTAAGGGATGGTCACGGGTTGAGTTACTAGACAAGACAGGATCTGTTGGAATATTTGCTCCAGAGGATACAGAGATTGAAACAGGAAAGATGTATTTGATCCTGGCATCGGCTAATAGGGTAGCAGAATACATTCCATTAGACGAAATGGACAGTCACAAGACAAGTCCTATCATCAGATTCTTAAACTATAAGCAAATACCTTATGGACAAGATGAGTATTTCGTGCTATCGTTTAACCCTAGAATAACTAAGGCGGGTAAGAAAATGGCTAATATGACATTAGCTACCGCTGATCGTGAACTGCTTGCTATCACAGTATTTCCTTCTCAGTTTGCACAAGCCTACATGAAGTGTGAAGAAGGTTCTGTTGTTAAGGTAGAGTTTGGAGAAACAAAGGATGGTACAACTATTTTGAAGGATGTAATATCATGAACTATCTAAAGGATATGGATGATCTATCGCATACGCTACATGCACATGCAAAAAAGAAAGGCTTTTATGAGCCTTATGAAAACATGAATGAGCAAGACTATGTTGTCTTTTATCTCAAACAACTCGCCATGGTTCATAGTGAGGTATCAGAGGTGCTAGAAGCCATTAGAAAAGAAAAGGGTGACGATGTTGTAGTCGAAGAACTAGCAGACATTATTATCCGTGTTCTTGACTTCTGGGCCTTTCTTTCTCAAACACAATATACAAACAAGTCTTTGGCACAGGCCATTGTAAACAAGATGGAAAAGAATATGGAGCGTCCAGCAATGCATGGAGTATTGGCATGATTAGTGAAGCAATGGAAGAAGTTCTTTCACAAATAGACCCAAAGCTTAGAAAGAAGGTGTCTGCCGCCTCAGAGATTGAGGTTGTCATGCAAAAGACACCAAGTATTGGTCTGAACAAGCAATTGAACGGGGGTCTTGCATATGGTAGACAAGTTCTTATTTGGGGAAACAAGTCTGCTGGTAAGTCATCGTTTTGTTTGCAGATGATTGGAGAGGCACAAAAAGAAGGAAAGCTTTGTGCATGGATTGACTCAGAGCAATCATATGATCCTAAGTGGGCAGAGCGTCTTGGAGTAGACTCAGAGAGTCTTATTTATTCTCCTGCCAGGACAATCAATGACATGGTTGATGTTGCCACACAACTTATGTCTGCTGGTGTAGATATGATTGTGGTTGATTCTATCTCTGCCCTGCTTCCTGCTATCTACTTTGAGAAAGACTCTGACGAACTAAAGCAGTTAGAGAATACCAAACAGATTGGTGCAGAAGCACGGGATATGACAAATGCTGTCAAGATGCTTAACTATGCAAACAATCAAACCAAGCAGACATTGCTAGTTCTTATTTCTCAGCAACGCAATAATATTGGTCAGATGTTTGTGAGTCATCAGCCTACGGGAGGACATGCTGTTAAGTTCTTCTCTAGTACAGTCGTCAAGCTTTGGTCAAGTGAGTCAGATAAAAATGCTATTCAAGGTAAGGTAGAAGTAGGAGATAAGGTTATACAAAGCAAGATAGGTCGTCAGGTTACCTGGACTATTGACTACAACAAGACAGGCAAAGCTTTTGAGAGTGGCATGTATGACTTCTATTTCTCTGGAGACTTTGTTGGTGTAGACAATATCGCAGAAGTTGTGGACGTTGCAGAACAACTAGGACACATAGAAAAGGGCGGTGCGTGGTACACAGTCCTTGGAGAAAGGTTCCAGGGTAGAGCAAAGGTAGTCGAATGGTTACGACAGAATCCAGATAAGGTGGCAGAACTTGTCCAAATCATCGAATAGATACCAAGTAATGCATGGCAGTTTTGTGTGCCAGGGCTGCTCACGGGAAATAACATCTTCTAGATTCTATGCCTCTTCTTTAGAAATAACATGGAAGTGCAAAGATTGTGAACATGTATCTACTGTAAACATATCAAAAGAAAGAGGATACTGATGAGTGAGCGTGGAGAACTAAAGCGCATTGGGGCAAAGCCCCACAAGAATAGCGGTCGTGGCATGGTTAAGGGTGACGGCAGTCTAGACAGATATGTAGTTGATGTAAAGGAATATAGTAAATCATTCTCTGTCAATAAAGATGTATGGGGCAAGGTAGTTACAGATACTCTCAGAGTAGATCCAGAAAAGTCACCTGTCATAATGCTAGTTCTTGGCGACACAAAGAAGACAAGGCTTGCTATAATTGAGTGGAACGAGTTCGAAGAGTTACGAGAGATAAGAGAGAATAATGAGTGACAACACTATTGATCTCATCAACCAGATCAATGACTTTAACGATTTATCAGAATACATGCAAGATGAAGAAATAACTCAGGCACTTGTAGCAATTACCAAGCTTATTGCCAAGCCAGATATTCCACCAGACAAGGCAGCCAGACTTATTGTTCAGGTACAGGCATATTCTGCTAAGTTTGCCATGCTTGCTTCCTGGTATGCCAATGTCAAAAAAGATGAACGGGCTAAGAAAAACATCTATTATTCAGCAAGAGAGGCGCTTGACAAGTTAGCAGATGCTCTCAAATACACAGTAAGGACTTACCATGGCTAAAAATATAATATCTAAGATTGTCAAGGGCGAATCCAAAGAGGCAGTAGAAGAAGTAGAATGGCAAACACAAATGCCCGACAACGTAGAAAATGAATTTGCAGACCTTGTTGATGCTATTCACAAGGGGTACGTTGCTAGCAATGAGCCTAAGTATATGAAGAAGAAAACTTTTTCTCCTTCTACCATTGTCTTTGGTCATGGGAAGTGTCCACGGTACTGGTATCTAGCATTTGAAGGAAACACCTTTTATGAAGAGCGTGAGGGCAAGTCTCAGGCCAACATGGAAAGTGGCACAGACAGACACAAGAGAATTCAAGATGCCATGGAGGGTGCAGGGATCATGGTATCTAATGAAGAGAAGGTAACATTCGATGATCCACCCATCTTTGGTTTTCTAGATAGTATTATTAAGTGGCAAGACTCAGAATATCTAGTAGAAATCAAGACGGCTAATCACGATAGCTTTGAGCGTCACAAGAAGTCCATGACGGCAAGCACCTATCACATTGTTCAGCTTCTTATCTACATGAAGATATTTAAGAAGAAAAAGGGTATCGTAATGTATGAGAATAAGAATACCCACGATCTACTTGCTATTCCGATTAACATTACACAAAGACATGTAGACTTTGTTGATTACCTTTTTGATTGGATGAAAGAAGTATACGCAGCNTGGAANGATCAAAAGCTTCCAGAGGTTCCNTACAAGAACAATAATGTNAAGGTTCCCTGTGGCAGTTGTCCCGTACAAAAAGCCTGCCAGGAAGCTCCTAAGGGTGATATAAAGATTCCAAGAAGGAAGGAAGAAAAGGGGGAGTTCTAATGTCCTACTGTTCTTGGTGTGATAAAGAGTTTTCCCCTAACTCTAGCAAGCAGATTTATTGCTCCGCTGAATGCCGCCAAGAGGCAAGCAAAGAAAAGATTCTTGAAAGATATCAAATTGAGAAAAGAAAGAAGCGAGTAGGAAAAGATAAGCGTTGTGCGGGAGGCTGTGGCACATACCTAAGTATATATAATGATGTTGGAATGTGTGACAACTGTATTGTAAACAAAAGAAAATTTAATAATTTTATGAAGGAGTTGAAAGGTTACTTTGACTACCAACAAAAGTAGGGGCTTGGCAAGTTTGTCTAAACCTAATACTATAATAGCTGTAGATGCTTCAACAAACTCAATGGCATTTTCTGTCTTTGAGTCTGGAAAGTTGGTGAAATATGGAAAGGTTAGGTTTGTTGGAACAGATGCTCTCTATAAGGCAGGGGATGCCTGTAGAAAAGCAATCCCGTTTTTCAAGAGTATTAAATCAGATGCTATTGTCCTTGAATCGGCTATCTATAGCAACTCTCCAAAAACCGCAATGCAGTTGTCGTTGGTGCAAGGAGCAATTATTGCAGCAGCGCAAGTGGCTGGAATCAAAACGGTAAAAAATGTAGCACCCATGGCTTGGCAAAATTATGTGGGGACGAAGCTATTAAGTGCAGCAGAAAAGCAAGCCATTGTAAAAAAGAATCCAGGCAAGTCTAAGTCGTGGTATAAAGGCAAAGAAAGAGAAGTAAGAAAACAAAAGACTATGGACTATGTAAATAAACGCTACAACATAAAGGTAATAGATGACGATGTTGCAGATGCCATTGGAATCGGATCTTATGTAAGTGATAAATGGGGTGCTATCTTTGACTAAAAAAGATTACTATAAAAACAAAAGTTGGCTTCACAAACGCTATGTCCAGGATAAAAAAACACCAGAAGAAATAGCAGCAGAATGTGGATGCACGGTACAAACAATTTATCTTTATCTAAATAAGTTTAAGTTAAAAATGGGAAGAAAGGGTAGACGATGACAGAAGACGATCATCTTATTGCTGCAATGAGTGAGTTAATTGACATGAGCAAGAAGGCTCCAGCAGGTAAAGAAATATTAGTTCAATGTCTTGAAATATGTACCCTTCTTTTAGAAAAAAATATTAGCTATGGCAACTCAGCATTGCAGCCAGTATCTATTTTTTCTAAGATAAATACAGATGAACAAATAAATTCTAGGATTGACGACAAACTTAGTAGAATAAAAAACTCTCAAGGATACCCTGGTGACAATGATCTACTAGATCTTGTTGGATATTTGATTTTAAAAATGATACATAATAAAACAGAAAAAATAAATCAATGATATAATTATTTTATGTGCAAAGTTAAAAATTGCAAAAGAAAAATATATAAAAATATGGAAGAGTGCTCTTTTCATAGACGTATAAGATTGTGGGGATACTGTAAATGGCCTCACAAAAAAATAACTCCTGCTAATGGAAAAAACGGATTATGTCAGCGTTGTAAGGAAAGAGGTTTTCCACAAAAAATATATACAAATAAAATTTGTTTAGAATGTAAAAAAAAATAAAAGCTATTATAGAGGTCTTTGTACTTCATGTTTTAGGAGAGATCTTTATGGAAACTGTAAAAACGGATGTAATATGCCTGCAAACGATACAAAAGGATATTGTTATAACTGCATAAATAGAAATTTTAAAAAAACAAAAATATCTGGTTTTTTATTTAATAATGAAAAAGAAAAGTGGTGCAATAGATGCGAAAAAATATTGCCTCTAGAAGAGTTCTATCCACAGACAAAAGGCTCTAATAAAAGGGCAAAATATTGTAAAAAATGTAATAGTAGCTCTTCAATATTAAGGGCAAAAGCCTTAGATTATGGCATAAAAAATGTATATCAAACATTCAATAACCTATGTGTTAAATGTTTTTCTGAATTAGAAAATTTCGATGTTGATCATATAATTCCTAAAAGCAAAGGTGGAACAGACGACATAAATAATTTACAAATAATGTGCAAAAGTTGCAATAGAAAAAAATCAAATAAAGAAGAAGTAGATTATAGACTACCTATTGACACGGATAATGATGTTGTGATAAAATTGATCCACCAAAAGGCAACGAGGATAAGTGGAGGTAGTGATGGGACGACGCAAGAAGGTACAAATTAATGACCCCTTTGTTCGTGAAACAAGCTTTGTTACTGAGGAAGGAAAGACAGTAACTCAGGGAGACATTATCAAGATTAAGGGCATTTGGGGAACAAAGTTTAGGTTTCAGCAGCATGTCACTAATCCAGATATAAACCGATCCTGGATTGATTGTGTACAATTAGAAAAGGGAGTGGGTTGTGGTATGCGTTCCTTCTATCCAGAGCGTGTGAAGGTAATGCCAAAGAAACGAGGAAAGCGTGTCAAAGGAAACAAACGATCTAGTAAAGCATCTTGATGAGGTAAACAAGGTCGCCTCTGAATATCTTAAAGGATCAGATGCTTCACAAATATCAAAAGACTTAGATATTCCTCGTCAGCGTGTCATGTCATTACTCAATGACTGGCGCAAAATGGCTGCTAACAATGAGGCTATTCATGCCAGAGCAAGAGAGGCGTTGGCTGGAGCAGATCAGCATTATTCACACCTTATCAAAAAGGCTTATGAAGTTATTGAGTCTGCAGATATGTCTGCCAATCTTAATGCAAAGACTACATCTATCAAACTCATTGCTGATATTGAGGCAAAAAGACTTGATATGCTTCACAGAGCAGGACTACTTGATAACAAAGAGGTAGCAGAAGAACTTGCTCGCATGGAAGAGAAGCATCAGATACTTATTAATATTCTAAAAGAAATTGCTAGCAAATATCCAGAGATTCGTAATGAAATTATGTCAAAGCTTTCTGAAGCAACTGACGGAGTGATCATAGTTGACAATTGATTTCTCCGACTTTATGGAGGCTCTTGATGATAATCCATTTGAGGAAGAACCAGTAGATGTAGAAACCTTTGTTCGCTCACCAGACTTCCTTGGTCAGCCTGAACTCTCTCACTATCAATATGTTTTGGTAGAGTGCATGAGTCAGATATATAAGGAGAATGATCTTCAAAGGTTTATGGGAAAGGAACAGGGTAGTGAGCACTACAAGAAATATACTAAGTCAGAAGTTATATTGCAACTTGGCAAAGGATCAGGTAAGGATCACACTTCTACTGTGGGCTGTGCTTATCTTGTCTATAAGCTTCTTTGCCTAAAAGATCCTGCCACTTATTTTGGCAAGCCTCCTGGTGATGCTATTGACATTATTAATATTGCTGTAAACGCACAACAGGCAAAGAATGTTTTCTTTAAAGGTTTTAAAAATAAGATTGACAAGTCTCCATGGTTTGCAGGTAAGTACGAAGCCAAGGTGGATAATGTTGAGTTTGACAAGGCTATTACTGTTTATTCTGGTCACTCAGAACGTGAGAGCCATGAGGGTCTAAACCTTATGCTTGCAGTCCTTGATGAGATTTCAGGGTTTGCACAGGACTCCACTAGCGGAAATGAAAATGCCAAAACAGGTGAGGCAATTTATAAAGCGTTCCGTGGCTCTGTTGATTCACGATTTCCTGATTATGGAAAAGTAGTTCTTCTTTCATTCCCTCGTTATAAGGGTGACTTTATTTCTAAAAGATATGACGATGTTGTTGCTGAAAAAGAAACGGAATTTAAAAAGCATACATACGTCTTGAATCCCGCACTACCTGATGATGATCCAGGAAATACTTTTGATATTGAGTGGGAAGAAGATAGAATTGAGTCGTATAAGTTTCCTGGAGTCTACGCACTTAAAAGACCAACTTGGGAAGTAAACCCAACAAGAAGCATTGAAGATTTTAAGTTAGCCTTTTATACAGATCCAGCAGATGCAATGATGCGCTTTGCCTGTATGCCTAGCGTATCTTCCGACGCATTTTTTAAGTCTAGAGACAAGATAGAAAAGTCTCTAGCCCTTCGTAATCCATTAGATCAGTTTAGAAGATTTGATCCAAGCTTTAAGCCTGACCCAGATACCACATACTTTGTTCATGCAGACTTAGCACAAAAACATGACAAGTGTGCTGTTGCAATTAGCCATGTGGAAAAATGGGTAGAGGTTCAAACCTTTAATGAATATACACAAATTGTTCCCTTTGTCATCGTAGATGCTATTGCTTGGTGGGAGCCAAGAAGGGAGGGGCCAGTAGACTTATCTGAGGTAAAGAATTGGATCATAAACTTGCGTCGTGAAGGATTTAATTTAGGACTCGTTTCCTTTGACCGTTGGCAATCTTTTGATATTCAGCGGGATCTCAAGAGTGTTGGTATTAATACTGAAACTCTTTCTGTAGCAAAGAAACACTATGAAGACTTAGCAATGCTTTTTTATGAAGAAAGAGTTGCAGCCCCACATATTGAAATTCTACTAGAAGAACTGCTAGAATTGCGTATTGTGTCAAACAACAAGGTTGATCACCCAAGAAAAAAGTCAAAAGACTTAGCAGATGCTATGTGTGGATCTGTTTATAATGCTATCTCTCACTCTAAGAGAGATACATTTGGTGAAATAGAAATACACACCTGGTCTTCTTTCAAGGCAGATAGAAATGAAGAGGCCATTGCACAAAAAGAAAAGCAAGAAATAACACCAGAAATAAAAGATTATTTATCTAGTTACAAATTGATATAGGAGAAATATGTATAGGCATGGAAGAGCCTTGTGCTTTGATGATATTTTATTGGTTCCTCAAGCTAGTGACGTAAGTTCACGGCATGAAGTAGACTTGTCAATGTCAATTGGCTATAACAAAAGAAAGATAGATTTATCTTTGCCCATCATTGCCTCTCCTATGGATACAGTATGTGATACTGATATGTGTGTGGCAATGTCACGGGCTGGTGGACTTGGAATTCTTCACCGTTACATGTCTTATCAAGATCAAATTATTAAGAGCCAGAATTTGTTAGAACAAGAAGTAAAGTTTGGTGTTGCTGTTGCATCAAACAATGGCTATCTTGCACAGGCAGACAGACTATATAACATAGGTGTCAGATTATTTCTTGTTGATACCGCCAATGGTCATAGCAAGTATGCGTGCAAAGCAGTAGCACAATTGAGAAATGCTTTTGGTGATGCACATATCATGGCAGGAAATGTTGCGACTAGAGATGGACTCTTGAGGCTTGCAGAGGCTGGTGCTGACTCCGTTCGTGTAGGAATAGGTGGGGGTAGTGCCTGCACAACAAGAATTGTAAGTGGTCATGGAGTACCGACACTACATTCAATTATGGACTGTGCAGAAATATTCCATGAGTGCTCTATTATTGCTGATGGTGGAATAAGAAACAGCGGAGACATTGTAAAAGCTTTTGCTGGCGGTGCTGATGCTGTTATGCTTGGTTCTATGCTAGCTGGAACAGACGAGTCCCCAGGAAAAGTATTTGCTGATGATGATGGTCGTGGAGTAAAGTCTTTCCGTGGTATGGCTAGTGCGGCAGCACAAGAAGAGGCAACAGGAAAGGTTTCAGTAGCAGAGGGAATATCAACAACTGTGAGATACAAGGGTTCCGTTGATAAAATACTTGAACAAATTCGTGGAGGACTTGGCAGCGGTTGTTCATACACAGGGGTAGAAAAGCTATCCTATCTAGAAGAGTTTGCAGAGTATGTAACTGTTTCTACTGCAAGCCTAAACGAATCAATTCCACATGCAAAGATGGGTTAAAATAGATATATGTCTGAAGATGACGAGGCAAATGAGCTAATCGAATTTCTTGTTGATATGGGTGTTCTTAGACCTTTAGGATACACAGATGGTGACGGTCAAGAAATGTATATGGTCACAGACAAGGCAGAGAAGATTTTCCCAGAACTACCTGAAATCCAAGAAAGAGAGACTAACTCAGCAGTATTTGAGTTATGGCAAATGGATATGCTAGATGTTAGGTTTGATGAAAACGGAGATCCCCTCGTTGCTCTTAATACAAATAGCACCAACCCTGATAAGATAGAAATGATTGAGGATGAGTCTTTGCGTAGACAAATGTATATGATATTGGCTGCATTCTTAGAACATTTCGACGGCAATAATAGATGATATAATTAACCTATGCCTTGGGAAATACGACAGGGAACTTCGCAATGTTCTGGATATGGTGTCTTTAAAGAGGGAACAAGCGAGTTAGAAGGCTGTCATACCACTAGAGCCGCAGCAGAACGACAAATGGCTGCGCTGTATGCCTCAGAGCCAGAGGCAGCAGAAAAAGAGGTGGTTACTAATGAGTCCACCCCCAACCTTTATCCACAGTCTATAGGCTCTGGATATGAAGATGAAAAGAAAAAGAAAAGACGTTTTATTGACACAACTAAGTCAATGCATGATGAAGATGAGCTTTATAACATGCTAACTCCAGAAGAGAAGGCGTATCATGATGCTTTAGTAAGGATTGCTGGAGAGTACGGACCCTTTGATCAAGGTACATCAAGCATTTGGGTTGGCTACGAAGCACCTGCTGAAAATGAAGATGCTGCCATTGGTGTAAAGTGTGGCAATTGTTCTATGCATTACGAAGCAGAAGATGGTGGTCTAGGTTGTATGATTCTGTCCTACAAGGTACAGGAAAATGCAAAGTGTAGATTGGCAGCAATTCCAGACGGGTTGGTCAATCCACAAAACTCCATGCCTACAATGAACAGAAATGAACAACAAGAATTTGTAGATGACATGATGGAAAGGATAGGTAAAACAATGAATGAAGATCTAGAGCAGGCCAAAGAAATCCTAAAGTCTCTTGAGAAGGGGTATAAGGATAAGGAAAAGGCAATGCATGAAGATGAAGAAAAGTCTATGCATGAGGACGAGGAAGAAAAGTCCATGCATGAAGATGAAGAAGAGGAAATGAAGGAAAAGGGGTACAAGGATAAGCAAAAGTCTATTGACTCTGATTCTGCTGCACAAGCGGAAGTTCCTGCAGATCTTTCAGCAATCTTCACAAACATGCCACGCACCTCCACAAGAGCAAACAGCACAGGCAATGCTAAAGTATCATTTCCACTTTTTAGGGATAACTAATGGCTAGCTATAAGCCTACAACGGGTATGCAGGCTGCTGCTAGGCGTGCTATTAAGTGGAAAGAAGAGGGTAAGGCTAAAGGTGCTGGAACTTCTGTTGGCTGGACAAGGGCTGGACAGCTTTCACGCAGAGAAAATCTTTCTCTTGCCACAGTCAAAAGGATGTACTCCTATTTTTCTCGTCATGAGGTAGATAAGAAAGCTACTGGATTCAACTCTGGTGAAGAAGGTTTTCCATCTAAAGGGCGTGTCATGTGGGACGCTTGGGGTGGCGACGGTGGCTTTAGTTGGTCACGGGCAATTGTAGAAAGAGAAGCAAAGAAAAGTATGTGGACAAATTCCCCATTCTCTTTGCTGAAAAATATTGACAACCAAGAATAACTAGTGTATTCTCTATTCTAAAGAGGGAGAGATAATGAATGAGAATGAACAGACTTTACAGAGCATGGTTGAGTATTATCGTAACAAATGTCATAAACTTGAGCATGATTTTCTTGTCTATAAAATCGGGGCTGAAAATATCATCAGGCAACTCAAAGAGCAAGTTCAGCAAGACTCCGAGAGTAACTGAAACTCAGTCCACCAAACTTAGAAAGAATAATACTGTGACAGTAGCTATTGTTGGTGACAAAGCATATTGGGTACACGACAACACATTTTATGAAAGTGACGTTGTTGATGGTAGCATTGATAGAGATTCTGCCAGACCAATAGATGCATTTAATATGTCCAAAAAAGAATTTGATGAGCTTCTAGATATATTAGATAATATTTCTCAGTAACTATTGACATTTTTGTACCATTTGTGTATGATATTCCTAAAAGGAGATAAACATGATTATTGCTGTACAAGGCACTAAAAGCTTTTCAGATTATGAAACCTTTATGCGTGCCATGGGTGTGGCTTTGTCTCAACCAAACAACGAAGATATTGTTGAGGTATGGTCGGCAGGCCCGTATAAGATTAACTCTTTTACTGCCGCCTTTTGTAATTCTGCTGAGAACTATCTTAAGCAGAAAGGTTTTAAGGTAGTATTTAGAAAGGTTCCTGAAAACTATATTGTAGAAAACCTAGACTATGTTTCTTATTTTGCTTTCTTTAGCAAAAAGAATGAAAAGCAGTCTAAGCTTGTAAGTGCTGCTGAGTTAGCAGATGTAGAGACAGGCATCTATAGGTTTTAACATGTTAAGTAAAACAGACGTTTCTTATCTTAATATCGCTAGATATTTTGCTGAGAAATCAGAGGAAAAGAAAAAGCATGGTGCTGTCGTTGTCAAAAGCGGCAGGGTAGTGGGAACAGGGTATAACAGATATAAAAATCATCCCCTGTTCATATCTGAGGAACATATAAAAATGCATTCCTCTCGTCATGCTGAACAAGTAGCTATTAAAGAATCGGGGTCAAATGCAAAAGGTGCAACTCTTTATGTAGCAAGAGTTAATAATCAAGGTATTGACAGAAATAGTAAGCCCTGTAGAATATGTCAAAAACTCATAAAGGAGTCAGGCATTAAAAGGGTTGTGTTTACTATGGAGGAAAAATGTCCCTGAGTTCCTGGTCTATTGTGTTTTTTATTGCACAATTGGCCTTTTACTTAAGTATTTATTTTGCCATGTTTACCCCTGCTAGGGTAGGAAAGTTCTTCCTTGCAGGAGGGTTGTGGCTAGTTCAGCTATTTGTTACTTTAATTTATGGAATGTCTACGAACCAGATAGGGTTCATAATGCTATTCTTTCTTGAAGTAGCAATGATAATGTTCGTCTATGTTGTTACAGGGAAGATGAAATACTATGAAGATAACAAGTCTAGATGATGCAGAAAGAATTGTAGAAAACAACCCCCAATTGTCGTGGGACGGATGGAACATCGTATATTTAGTGCAAGATGACTATGCAGAATTTCTACACATAGGTCTGTTTGATAAATCTTCACAAAAATGGTACAAAAAGTTTGTCTTTGAGTGCTCACAAGATGGTTGGGATATCTTGGATTCGGTGATATCATGAGTAAAAATTGGCAACAAAAGGCTAGATGCCTTGACATGAACACCAATTACTTCTTTGATATGTATGAAGAAGATGTAGACTTTCGTAGCGGTATAGACTCTTTATGTAAAGCCTGCCCTGTACAACGAGAATGCTTGGCTGCTGCTGTCAGTAGGCAGGAGTGGGGAGTATGGGGTGGTGTTTACTTTGAGAAAGGAAAGATATCAAAGGAGTTCAATAACCATAAGAAAGAAGAAGAATGGTTTGATATCTGGAAGTTCTTGACTATGGAGATAAAATGATATACACGCCACAGATGAAATCAGCGGTTAAGTCAGTTAAAGCACCGCATGAGTTCGTAATAGATATTGTAGAGTATGACATGAAAGGTCATCAGTTCATTGGTATTAGATTTTATGAAAGCCAATGGGAATACTACAATGAAAAAGAAAAACTTGATTGCATCTTGTATTTGGATAGGATTAAGTCTATAATAGAAGGATTCGGTGTCAGGACTACTCTTGATCCTGTCATTGATACGGGTAACAACCTGCCCACTAATAAGAAGATACGAGGAAAAGGAATAACATGAGTATGATTACGGTAGTTGGAAATTTGGTTGCTGATCCAGAACTCAAGACAGTTGCTGGACACAAGCTATCTAAGTTGCGTATTGCTAGTAATGAACGCATCAAGGATAGTAGTGGTCAATGGAAGGATGGAGATACCACCTACATTGATGTTGCCTGCTGGCGCAGGCTTGCAGAGGGGTCTGAGGCTCTTAAGAAGGGTCAGAAGGTTATTGTCCATGGCAAGCTTAAGGGTCGTTCTTTTGAGCGTAATGACGGCTCTAAGGGATATGCCTATGAGATTGAGGCCACCGATGTTGGTGCTTCTATCATGGCAAAAACTGCGCCTGCTAATGTAGAGCCAGACCTGGATAACCCCTGGGAGTAATAATGAGTGTCAATTGGGAACATCTAAGAAATTTAGTAATGTTTATACCTAAAGACTATTTGGGTTGGACTAAAGACGACGTAGATGTTCCTGGTGTGACATTTACTTCTGCAGGCGGTGCTTGTCCTGTACAAGCGGAAGGCACATATAAAGAGTTTAACTTTTATTTTAGATTTAGATGGGGAACCGCCTCCCTGTCTATCTCTAAAGATGATGCAGTTATGAATTCTGAGCATAAGGCTACTGCTATAATTAGTGATGACATGGACGGGTTCATGACAAAAAATGAATTCCTAGAATGTTTTACAGGATTGCTTAATGAAATAGATACGGAGATAGAAAATGGAAATAGATGAAAAAGCAATTATCATAGAGCAATTTTCTAAGTCATTTACTGCAGGGTACATTGACAGAGATTTTTTTTCCGACTTCGTAATCTATAATGATCTTGGAATACCCCTGGCTCAATTTGTTGTTTATGAACTAGGAGTATTAAATGATAGCGGGGCTAACGTACTAGAAGAAACATGGAGACAGCTTTGTGACTTCCTTGATCTAGACCCAGACGAAGAATATGACGACTTTGAAGAAATGTTAGATCTATTTGAAGAAGATTTAGATGACGAGTAATAATTATGAAAATAATGTTTTATGCAGACTGGCCCTTAGCAACAACCTACCTTGGCCCACTGTATAAATATATAAAAGAACGAGAACCTACTTGGACTTTATTTTTTGTTGGTGACCTAGGTGAAGACGATAAAAAATATCCCAAAGGTAGTAAGAGTGCAAAAGTAGATTTTGTTATTACATGTGATGAGTTATCAAGTGCACCCAACACAGGTAAAAAGATATGCATTTTTCATGGTCTAGCAAGTAAAGCACAAGCATATTCTTTTGCACGACAAGAGGCGTTTAAAAATTATCCAGGATATTTTTCTGTACCCTCTCAATTTTATAGACAAAAGCTACTTGATCTTGGAGTTAAGGATGAAAAAATATTTATTGCAGGGCTAACAAAGTTTGATGGATTGAAGAAGAACATTCTTTATGCTCCAACACATAACCAGGATTTGTCTGCTATCCCTGTAATTGGTGACAGAATTTATGAAATACCAAATGTTAAAGTTCATCTACATCAATGGACAAGAATCGGGGTAAAGCCAACACATAAAGAATTTAGATCTAAGCATTATAATTATGAAAATAGAGAAGATATTCTAGACCTCCTTGAGTGGGCAAATGTTGTTATTGGAGATCTTGGAAGTATCTGCCTTGAAGCTATTGCATTAGGAAAACAAGCTATCCAGGTTGTTAATCCAAACTATAAAAGATTTTATTTAGAGCAAAAGAAAATAACAGAAGAAGAAATGTATTCTCTTCCAGAGTTTGCAATTAATCAAAAGTATGCTACACAAGTTCATAGTTTTGAAGAACTAAAAGAGGCACTAGGAACGGTAGCAAATGTTGGAAATGCTAGTGAAATTATTTACAACAAGATAAAGAACGGCGAACTAAAATAGCTTGTCGTGAGTTTCTTGATTATATGATCCAACCTTTAGACCGTTCTTTTCTTGAAACATTTTTACAGCCTTAGAAGGATACCTTTGTACATACTTCTTAGGAGCCTTGCCCTTCCAGTATCCAAGATCATAAAGTCTTGCAGCAACTCTCCATGCAGCTAGTGAGCGTAGCCAGGGAAATCTGTTAGACTTTTGAACATTCTCAAACTTGGGAACTCTATGATCCCAAACGTCCTGCTTCATTCCTTCTCGCTTGCCATTCTTCTTAATTCCTAGACGCTTTTGTACGTTCTTTACGTCCTTGAATGTAGTGTCACGCTTTGCACCACGATCCCAAGATTGAGAAAGCTCTGTATGCATACCATCAGGACTTCTCCACCACTCACCATTAGCAAAGATTCTGTGACCATCCTTTGTCTTGTAACGATCAAGAATGCGATTAAGGATTTTCATTTCTGTTTGGTTCATGTGTGGCTTACCATCTGGTCTAAGAACATCGTATCGAACGTCGGTAGCAGTACCAGAAGCATGGTTTGAATACCTATCTACAAAACGAGACTTCCTAAATACAT